AGCTTGTCGATCTCGGCCTTCATGTTCACCGGCCGCGCTTCGTCGACCAGCTTGACCACCTCGGCCAGCACCTCGTCGACGAATTTCTGCGATACGTCGTGCTTCTTCGCGACGTTCAGGAAGCCCTTGATCGCGGGATCATCGGCGGGGATTTCCCACGGATCCTCGCCTTCCTTGGGCGGCGGGGAGTTGAGCTTGTAGCCCGCGTCGCCGGGACCACCGATGACATCGAGCTTGGCGCCGAGCTTGCCCTCGGCCCACCGCAACTGATTGAACAGCACGTCGGCCTTCACCTTGCGCCCGTCGCTGTCCCAGTATTTCGCCGGGATGTTGGCGGGGCGGCCGTCCTCGCCGGGCTTGCCGAACAGGGTCTCGGCGACGGCGGGGTCGTAGCCGAAGGCGAGGCTGGTGTTCTCCCCGGACTTGGTGCCATTCGCGGCGTGGGCCGCATCCTTGGCGGCCTTGTCAGCGGCAGCGGCGGCGGTGGCGGCGTCGATCATGTTATCGTCGGTCATGGCTTTACTCCTTCGGGTGGCTCACCACGCGCGAACTCGATCTGCGCGAGGATCTGGCGGATCACATTGGCCTGCCCTTCCCGGATGCCCTGCGCGAATGCGTCCTCGCCGGGGCGCACGATCGCCCGGCACAGGAAGGTGCGGATCAGGTGTTGCATCAGGGCTTGGCCTGCCTCGGTGTCGAATACTACCGCGTGCATCCGGGCGATGCGCATGGCGTTGTGCCACTGGTCCCCGAGGGCGCGCTTGCGGATCTCGTCGGCTTCCTCGGGCGTGAAGCCCGGCAGCGAGGCAGTCTTGGCGAAGTCGGTCATGCGGCGACGGGCGGCTTCCCTTGTGCCATCTGCGCCTCGGCGGCCTGCTGTGCAGCGCCGGCCAGTTCCTTCATCAGCTTGGCGCGTTCGCCATCCGAGCGGAGGATCTCGTTCGGCACCCCGGCCTTCTTGAAGATCCACTCCCCGGCCATCTCCGGCTTCAGGGTCAGCATCAGGGCTTCCGGGCCGAGCGGGGCGGACATCTCGAAGCCGGTGCGCAGCGCCATCAGTTCGTCCTGATCCTGCGCGCGGGCGAGCGGGCTCATGTGCTTGAGCGTCACTTCCTTGCCGTCAACCCGGATCGCCGCCATCTTGCCGATCGACTGGAGCACGTCGATCCCGCGGTTGATGACCCGCTCGATGAACTCGGTTTGCAGGCGCCCGAAGCTGGAGCCGATGCGCTGGATGAACTCGCGGTCCTCGATCAGCACCTCGGTGGCCGTCTGGATCGGCCCCTCGCGCCGGCGGGGATCGCTGAACAGGGCGCGGCGCACGGCCATGCGCATGTCTTCGAGGATGATCTGGCTCATATCCGGGCTGGCCCGCGCTTCGAGTTGCCGGATCGTCGGATTCGCGTGGTCGTTGGACGCGACCGGGATCACGGCAGTCGGGTCGATGCGCACGGTGTACGGGTTGATGACGCCGTCGGCGACCGCGGTGTAGGGCGGCATGGCGGTCAGCGCGCCGCCGCGGAGCACATACTCGACCACCACGTTCAGGGTCTTGATGTTCGGCAGCGCGGTCATCACCGGCCCGCGGCCCCAGTCTTCCCCGGCGATCGAAGACCAGCGGAACACGATGCAGGGCGAGGTCTTGCCGTAGTTGCGCGTGTAGATCACGTGCTTGTGCTGTTTCGCGAACACGATCAGGTGGTAGTCGCCGAGCCGGGGCTCGTAGACGCAGCCGACTTGGTACTCGATGTCCTTCATCGGGTTGTCGCGCATCGACTGCTGGAACTGCTGCGGAAGCTGCGCGGTCGGGTAGATGCGCAGCAGGTGCTCGGGCGGGCACTTGCGGTCGATGAACGTGGTCTCGACGAGGCCGGTCGGGCCTTCCTCGATCGCGAGCAGGGCGGGCGGGATGGCATCGAACACGAGGCCGTTCCGCTGTTCGTTGAGTTCGCAGGTCAGGGCGCCGGTGCCGACCGACAGATCTTGGAAGGCTTCGTGCGACTTCAGCACGAAGTTCGAGTGATTGATGTAGGTGAAAAAGATCTCGGTCTGTTCTTCCAACTGGAGCGCGAGTTCATCCGAGTCGCGGAGCGCCTTGGGCAGCGCCGGCCCCGCCACCAGCTTCGACCACTGCCGCCACGGCGGACAGATCGTCGACTGGATGCGCGAGGCGAACTCCTGCACCGCCTCCTGCGCGGTCGAGTCGAAGATGTACTGGCCCTTCTTCTGGCCCGGCGACTGCTGCATGAACAGTTCGCGGTCGGGAATCGCGTACAGGTAGCAGTCCTGCATGTTGCCGCGCCACAGGTCGCGACGCGCGACGGCGCGATCGTAGCGCCGGATCACGCTCTCGATGTCGCCGATGAGGCTTGGCAGGCCGACGGTCATCGCCGACCGCCGCCGCTCCGAATACCGAGTCCGCCGAGCACGCCAGCGCCGATGCCGGCGCGGCGTGGCCGACCGCTGCGGCCGGCGGTGCTGGAAGGCGTGCCGGTCATCTGCCGCACCTCGCCCTCACGCACTCCGCGCTCGCTGCCTGATAGCAGGCTTGACCGTCCGCCCATCTCGGAGCGCAGGGTGCGGCGCTTGCGCTCGTTGATTTCCTCCTGCGTTCGGTCCAGTTCCCGAGCTTGCGCTGCGGCGAGCGCCTTTTCCTCGGCCGTCTGTTTCGGTTTCTTCGCCTTCATGCTTCGCCTTCAGATAGCGGTACAGGCGCCACGGTGTCCAGAGTAGGGGATGCCTGACCCCGAGCAGTGCCTTGCAGCCTTCGGTGCAGGTGAGCGGGCCGAAGCACCACGGCGCGCGCCAGCGCAGGCTGGTAGCGTCGATGGGGACTTCGAGCACGGTGACATCGGGGTCTTCGATCCAGTGGTACGGGTGGTCGTCGCGATAGTGGTCAAGGATACTCACATGCGTGCGGAACAGGGTAGGGTCCACGTACAGCCAGCAGGCGCCCTCCCAAATCAGCACGTAGCAGTGCCGGAAGCCGGGCTTGAACAGGCGGTCCCACCAGTGGGGGCGCGAGCCGTTGCTACACACGAGGAAGTAGCGCCGCCACGGTCCCTCGCCCTCGATCGGGCCGTAGCCTCTCACTTGGGCTTCCAGTTCAGCCACTTCCAATACTTGCCCTTGCACTTCGGGCAGGCTTTCCACATGGCGCGCGGGTCGCCGCCGGGCAAGTCCAGCCACTCGTGGCCGCAGGCGAGGCAGCGGAAGTGCGGCATCACCGCTGCACGCCCTTCCACGGCTCGCGGGTCATCGGCCGGCGGGCGTCCTCGGGTAGGGGCAGGATGGCCTTGGGATTCTCGCCCATTTCGATGAAGGCGTACTGCTGCGACTCGGCGACGTGCGAATGCTGATCCTTGTCGGGCTTGTCCCGGAACCGATCGCCGGAGACTTGGAGCCGCTTGTAGCAGTAGCCGCCGGCCAGTGCTTTCCTGAGCTTCACGCACCGCGGGCTCACCTGATAGGCGGGCTTGCCGTTCAGCACCCGCGACAGCACGTTGCCGACTGCGTCGCGCCGGAGCGTCGGCTCGTTGGTGCGGGCGGGCCTTGCGATCACCCCATTGGCGGCGAGGATCTGGAACACGGTGCGTTCATCATTTCCGCCGCTTTCGCCGGAAGGGTCACCGACGATGTCGAAACGGCACTGCGGGTACTTGGCGATCAGCGGCACCAGTTGCTTCGCGAACTCGGTGGCGCCCATGCGCGTGCTGACCAGTTCGTCGAACGTCCAGATCACCCCGGTCGCCTGTCGCTGGTGGAAGGTGGCGGCCGGGGTCAGGCCGAAGTCGAGGCCGATGACCGCATCGCCCGGTTTTGGCACGAGGATCTCCTTGGCGCAGTGGAAGGCGTCGCTGTACTCCGGGTAGATGGCGCGGCCTTCCTGAAGGAAGCCGTACTCGCCGTCGACGTAGACCTTGATCCAGTCCTCGGTCTTGCCGGCCATCATGCGGGTGTAGTAGCCGGCGGGCAGGTTCTCGATGTTCTCGGCCTGCGGCGAGCGCCCCGAGGGCTGCGCGAAGAACTGGTAAAGCGGCTGGTCAGGCCCGAGTAGCCCCTCGCGGCGCAGTTCTTCCTCGGCGGCGGCGGTCGACTCGATCATCTGCTGGCCTTCCAGCGTCGAGGTGTCCTGCTCGGCCAGCATGTACCACCAATGCTCGGTGTCCGGGGAGTTGGTGTCCATGATGACCCCGGACCATGTCGGGCCGCCCTCGCGCATGGGCGGAAAACGACCGCAGCGGGCGGTGATGCCGTCGATCACGGCCTTCTGGATCTCGCGGGCTTCGTTGATCCACGCGCCGGTGAGATCCATCGACAGCACCTTCTTCACGTCGGCGAGCGATTCGAGGGCGAGGAACATGACCTCGGTCACCATGTCCTCGGTCTCGATCAGGTGCGTCGGCGGGCCTTGGTCGGTCCAGTGCCCGAACGCTTTGGGCACGATCTCGTGCCACGTCTTGATCGTGGTGGTCTTCAGTTCCGGGTAGGTCTCTCGGACCACTGCCCACCGCGTGCGGCGCTTGCCGTTCCACGGCCGCTGCTCTTGGGCGCGTCGGATGATCTCGGCGCAGCAGAGTGTGGACTTGCCGGACCCGTAAGGCCCGCGGATCCCTCGCACGAAGGCATCCGAGGCGAGAAAGGCCGCCGATACTTCCCCCGGCGGCTCGTACTCGATCTCAAGTCGATCCACGGTCCCTGCTGACGAGGCTGATCTTCATCGACATTGGCGCCGTGATCTTCACGTCTTTAGGCAAGCACTGGCCGACGAGCTTGAGGAACGCGGCGGGGTTTTTCCCCTTCGCCTTGCGCTCCAGATACTCCTGCCCGCCCACGGCGTCGAGCGCCCCGAGGATCATCTCCTTCAGTTCCTTGGTGACCTTGTTCGGTGAGCCCTTCGGGCGGCCCGGCCCGGCTTTCCTCGGCATGGGTATTTCCTGTTTCTAAATCATCAGCTTGGCGGGCGAGTGTGAGCCCGTAGTCGGCGATCGGGTCGAGCCCGATGTAGTCGGCGAGCTTGGGCGGGAAGTTGACCTCGCGCAAGAGCGGAACCGTCTGCGGGAAGCGGGCCTCGGACAGTGCGAGGTTGAGCGTGTAGGCGGCGCGCGGGAAGGTGGTGCGCGCGTGCATCCTGCCCGAGTCGGTGTCGAGGGCGAGGGGTGCGGTGGCCTCCCGGATCACGGTGTCGCATCGTATGATCCCTTCCCATACAGCGGCGAGCATGGCGACGGCGGTATCCCATTGAGCGGCGAGCGCGACCAGTTCAGAGCCGGCATCCCGGACCCGCTGTTCGGCTTCGAGGCGTCGTTTCTCCATGCTGACCTTCTTCCGGTGATTGCCGCAGGGCGAGCAGTAGTCGAACAGGCCGTCACCCGAGGCGGTGTTCTTCCAGAATTCGCTGACGGGCTTGAGCGTAGCGCAGTCGATGCAGCGTTTCTCGGCGATGACGATCTTGACCGGCTTGCGGACGAGGAACGCAGAGCCGGCGGGTGTGAGGGCGTAGCAGTCTCCACGCAGGTCGAGCAGGTGGTCGGCGAGTGCGACCTTGAGGCCGGTGAGATCTCCGTTGAAGCGCGCCCGGAGATTGTGGAAGGGGACGATTTTGCTTGGCGATTCAGCCACATACGAGAGTATTTCCCGGAGCGTCGTCACCCGTCGCTGCCGTTGACGCGCACGATCTTGGGCTCGGTGAGCTTTTCGATCTTGCTGCGGATCTTGCCTTCGAGGCGGACGTGGTAGTCGTCGATCGCT